TACAATAGCCAGCTATCTGGTCTTCTATATCAGGTGGTAAGTCAAATATACCTTTGGCATTTACAAGTTCATCACCTTTACGCATTGTTTTATCGTTGGGAAACATACGTTCGCAGGTATTTTTGAGTGATGAACTTTCATTTGGTGCAAGCCCCCGGGCCATGGCTGCTGTGTCGTAATAGTATTTAGGATACACCTTGTAATACTGAGTAAGTATGTACGCGTCAAACAGAGTGTTGTGACACACGACTGCAGCTTCAGCCCATTGTATTTGTGCAATAGCGTCAGCACATTCGTCAGCTCCGAACCATTCAGTAGGCTCATCATTCATTTTTATACCAACTCCCCACACTTTAAACAGGGGTGAGTGCACGTACTGCACAGCACTGAGATGGGCCAGGCTGTGTTCTGTATCGTAATAAGTTTCAAAATCGAGTGTAATTACATTCATTCGGATCTCCTTTTTTGTTTTTTACCATTATGGTCTCGACCCATTTTTGCTAAAAGTTTTCTTGACCGCATTGCTAGTGACCATTTTTCATAGTCGCCTTTTTTGGCACGCTCCCAACCTACACGAGAATTAACCATGTTAAAAGCAGTGGCTAATCGTACTTTTTTAAATTGTATATATGGGGCGTCTTTATCGGTGTAAGTGTACGGATTTTTGGTATTCCGTTTTACCATTACATATGTTGACATATTAGTCCTCCTAGACTGTTGACATTTATCCTAAATGCTTTATGTTTGGAAATTAAGGGTATCACACTTGCAAGTGATACGTAAATATAACTTTTAATATTAAAGGTAATTTTATGGCTACTATAGCAACTTTAAGAAAGAGTGGAAATGTTGAAAGCAATTCAGCTTTTAAAGGTTTTCCTGAAGGACAAATGTTCACAAGGAAAGCTACTATTTCTACTCCTGTCTTAGCATTAAACGATGTAATACAAGCTCTAGACGTGTTTGCAGGGGAAACTCTACATGCGTTAAGAGTAGTATCTACTGACCTTGACACAAATGGTTCGCCAGCGATTGTATTAGATATCGGTCACACAAATACTGATACTGAAACTACAGGTACTTCTACTGCAATTAAAGATGGTTCAACTATTGCTCAAGGTGGTGGTATCGAGCTCTTCAGTGCATTAAGTGCAGATGATGACGCAATCGAACCAATTGAGTTTACTGCTGATACAACTATTGATATTCATGTACAAGTCGCTCCTGCTACAGGTGCTACTGGTACAATTACAGTCACAGGTTATTTTAGCTAGACAATAGCACAAACTTAACTTAGACTATTAGGAGTTGATTTTCTCCTAGTATCAATGAAGTGTAAAAAGGGCTTACTTTTGTAGGCCCTTTTTCTTTTTGTACAAACGATCGCCCAGGGTGTATATGTGTGTGTATTCACTGTCCTGCACAATAAGTTCAAAACCATTGAACTCTAATATTTCTACTTGAGTTTCTCTTTCTAAATAGTTTTTTAGTTGGGTTAGACTTGACCATTCTTTGGCTAGCAAAGGGTCTTCGTCAACCTGTTTGGGGGTGGGGGGTGTAGCTTCAAGGACATCGCCTATAAATTTTTTAACTATAGAGTTAAGGTCGGCACGCGTTAACATGCGTTTTTTATTATAGAACTTTTGTCCAAGGTTCATTCGTTCATCGTTCGTTAGTTCAATTGATATATTGGTCTTCATAGTCGGTTCTTGATTATACGCATAGCGTGTTCTAGTTTGGCAAAGAGCTGTTCAGCTTCTGCTAATTTTTCTTTGTCGCCAGTATCTAGTTTATCGTCAGCCATATCTTGTATGAATGTTTCTACAATTCTTACAGCTTCTGATATAGATGTTATTGTTTCATTCGTCATCATCTTCTCCAACAATTCTATACTCCCACCAACCATTAGACTCATAAACTCCATCTCGAAATGCTTCCATTTCTTCAGCGGTTTTAAAAGTATAAGTTTTGGTTTCTTCCTCGTTTGTTCCCCAAACAATAGTTAGGGAATGTTTTTCTTCTTTTTTAATTTTCATATCAACTCCACTTCAATGGCGTACTGCACGCCGGACATGTAGCATGCAGTACCAAACAGGACAATTGCTAGCAATTGTAAGTACAATAATTTTCTCATACCGCAGTCTCCGGATTCATTAACTTGTGCAAGTCAATGTGTTTTTTCTGTTCTGGTGTAGCGTTTCTAGTTACCCAGTCTGGTGGATAATCCATTCCAGATGAATTACTGTGGTGGTCTTTGTAGTGTGATTTTCTTGTTATTGCACGCGTATAAGCCTTGAACACATCCTCCATATAAGGCTTATCTTGTGTAACAAACTTTTGATAAGCTCCTGTAGTACGTTGGTCGTATCCATCTTCAGTTTTGTATTGATCAGGCATACATAAAGGTAAGTCTTCCAATACTTCCCAGTTAGTATCTTTTTCAGCTGGAATGTTGAGTGGCAACTCTTGTAAAGCATGTATTACACTTTCTGTTTTATGAGTTTTGTTATTAATTCCATGATCTAGAAATCGCCATTTGTATTCTTCACAAAGTGTCAAGGCATGCATCCACAACCACCAGTAGTTCATTGCGTCTTCTCGTACCCAAACACACGAAGGATGATTTTCATATGCTTTTTTATATAACTGCAACATGTCTGCTCTTTCATCGCCATCAAGCACGCGATGTGCAGTTGATAACATTTGTGCAGATTCCACAATCATTTTTGGTATGAGTTTATCTGGCAGCTGCAGTGCAGCTAGTCTTGGATCTTCGTTTACAGCAAATATATTCATATTGATACTCCTAATAGATTAAGTTTAAATACAGATTCTTTTGGTATTGCGAACCACGCCCATGGTCTTACAGTATGTCCGCAAGCTTGGGCATCAACTACAGGTTTTGTAGAATGAGTAAGCCAACGTCCTGTACCGTAGCCCCAAGGGTTACCGTTTTGTCGGACATACTGAATATGCCGTTTAAAAACATGACGAGGTCTGTCAGGTATTTCTTGACACCATGCGTCGTTGTAGTAACGATCAACAATAAGATTACCAGCACGCGGTGAAAAGCCAGTAACTTTACAACGAATGTAACCTTGTTGGTATTCAGCGACTAACCAGTCGCCTTCGTTAAATATTTGTTCGGCTTTTACGCCTTCAGGTAATTCATAAATACCCTGTATAGTTTGAAAAGTACTACCTGTTACTTGATCTTCAACGGTGTCGGGGCCAAACAAAAAACCGTTTCTTTGATACGGAACGTTGTTTTGGTCACACCACCTTGAAGTTTGATTGTTATATCGGTGTTGATTTTTGCTCATGATTTTCTCCTTCATAGTCATAAGTTTCTAATAGTCTTGCTAAATACCATTGGGCTTTTTGCAAGTCTTCTTTTTGGTTCTTGTATTCATAACGCCATATGTATTTTATGATGTTACCTTTCAAGTAGCCTTGGAATTGTCGGGTGGTCATAGAAGCTTGAATAGCTTGTATGCACTCAACTTCTCCAGCGTTGTAATGTGGGGGTTGATTTACATTATCCATAATTACTCCTTAATTGGTTCGTAACAGTTAGCTTGGTCTCTGACCCGCTTAAAATCATAAGTATAAACTTAAAGTTTTGTCAGATATGTATTAACTACAATAAACAGCCCAGATTATATAATTAAATTAGCGACTATTCATTATAGGTACATCAATCTAACCACTTATCTTGCATCGATTCTTAGGAAGTCGTCTGCGTCTTCGGACCTCTGGCGCACTGGGTTCCGCAGGTGGTTGTATCAACTAACTGTTACGATATTTCTTTTTCAAGAAATTCCGATTGGACTCTTCGTACGCTTGAAAAGTAGGATGAATCTCCATGCCATAGGCACGTCGTTCAGAGCAATTCTTCTTGTACATACGAAGAGCAAATTCTTTATATTCCGTAGTGTTCGCAAAATGTTTCATACATCTCTCCAACTATTGGTATTTCTAGTTCGAACATTGTATCAATAGTTGCAGGGCTAGGTACAGCCTCAGTCCAGGTTGAAATACCTGAACTTTTAGCTTGCATTTTTAAGAAATCTTTAAATGTTTCGTGAAACAAAAGATACACAACATCTTCTTGATCTGCATCATCTTCAAGAATATAACGAAGTATTTCTGACTTTATAGTCTTCACAGAAACTTCATCAAAGAATTGATTAAGAGTGGTTTCTAGCCATGTGCCATGCCACTCTGCCCATTCTTGTGCTTTACGAATTAATTT